ACCGTTGATGAATTAGGGCGCAGTCTAATTATTCTTTTGCCTGATGCACTAGGCATATCAAGCGGTGAAATTTTAGTTACAACAGCTTTTGGAACAGTAACTCTTAATAAGCCTTATGAAGCAACTACAACATCTGTTTATGAGGCTATGCCAAGTAAGCCCGTCATATTAGATTTAACGCTAGATGTAATTGATAATATGTTGATAGTGCAACCGCCAGAAAGAAACAAGGAATTTTTACAGCAAGAAGATTCATCAAGCAGCAATGTTCTTGATATAGACTTTTTAGAGTTTGAAGATTTGGATGTGGATTATTTTGCAAAAGATGAACTAGAGTTTACAGAATTAGATATAAACTATCTTGACGTTAATTTCTTTGAAGATTTATTAAAAATTGTAGATGAGTTAGACAAACTTAAAGAAGATGAGCTTGAGCAGGAACAAACAGTAACTAGAGTTACAGGCACAAAACTAGGACAAGACACCGAAACTCAAATCATAACTTTAATCACAGGGCAAACTATCAGCTTACGGAGAAAAGTAAATCAGAGCGTACAAGTGGATTTATCAACTAATAATGGTTATACAGTTATATTTATTCAAGACGGTGTTTCTAATACAGTCAAAATCAACGGCGGTGGTGATTCAGTAATACAGATTACACAAGGTTCATGAAAAAAACTTTTACATTTTTATCTTTATATTTCTTGCTTGGCTCCGTATATATTTTACAACCTGCATTTTATGAAACTCTAAAACTAAAAACATTTGATAGTTTTCTGCCTCAAAAGGAACCTTCTGGTCATTTTGTTATCTTAAATATTACAGAAGATGATATAGCCAATGAAGGTGGATATCCCCTATCTAGGCAAACATTAGCGCAAATACAAATTAACTTATTGAGAAGTGGTGCAATTGGTGTCGGTTGGGTTGTAGCATTTCCGCAGCCTGACAGATTTGGGGGTGATAATGATTTTGCACAAGCACTATCTTTCGCTCCAAGTGTTCTTGCTATGTTTGAAAATGATAATGGTATTTATCCTGATACCACAGGAACAGTTATATTAGGAGATGATGTTCAAGGATTACAATCAAAAGGTGTCATAGAAAATATTACCTTGCTAAAGACAGCAGCAAATCAAGGTATAGCAGTTGCCAGAACAGATACAGATTCATTAGTTCGGCGCTTGCCCTTGCTACTGCAAACTTCTGACGGTTGGGTTCCTGCCTTTGGAACAGAGGTTCTAAAAATACTTGCAGGCGCAGATACCTACATTATAAAAACAAATCCAAATGGAATTGAAGAAATAAGAGTAAAAGGATTACCGCCCGCTAAAACAGATAGCTTAGGTCGTAAATGGATTAGTTGGGTTGATACTCCACAAACCACTCTACAAGAAATGAACGTACAAAATAAATTTGTTTTTGTGGGCTTTACGGCAAAAGGCATCATGCCGCAGATTGCGGTTCCAAATAATCAACTTTTAGAGCCTCACAAAATACAAGCTGCTTTGGCTGAATCTATACTGATTGAGGACAGTCCATACATACCTGACTACAGTTTAGCGGTAGAAGTGTTAATTTTTACCCTCTTAGGCTTAATTTCATGGCTTTTCCTGCATTTTTTAGGTATTACATGGGGTATTGCCCTATTTGCTTCATTATTTGCCTTAACAGGCTATTTTGGAGTGTACTTTATACAGGCAGGAGTCCTTATAGATGTTACATGGTCTTTAATATCTCAATTCATAATCGGCTCTTGTGCTTTTTATCTAAGATTTAGGGAACAATACATCCTTAGACAGCAAATAAAAAAACAATTTGAGCATTACTTAGACCCAAGACAGGTCAAAGAACTACAAAAAAATCCTGACCAACTAAAACTAGGGGGTGAGAAAAAATACGCAACCTTCTTGTTTACAGATGTACGTGGATTTACTTCTTTATCTGAGACCTTAGAACCAGAGGAAGTAACATATATCATGAATAAGGCTTTGACTGCACAACAGGCGGCAGTTCAAGAGTACGGCGGCATGGTGGACAAATATATTGGTGATGCGCTCATGGCTATATTCAATGCCCCTATTGATTTGAAAGAACATGAAAACGCAGCAATAGAGTGCGCAATCAAGATACAAAAAAATATGGATATCTTAAATGATGAACTTATAGAAAAAGGTATCAAGCCAATAGCTATAGGGATAGGGATTAACTCTGGCGATGCAGTTATAGGAAACATGGGAAGTGAAACTAGGTTTGATTACACGGCAATCGGCGACGCCGTAAATACGGGCGCAAGGCTTGAATCAGCAACAAAAGAAGCAGGATATAATTTGCTCATAGGAAAGAATACTGCTATAAAGAGCAATAGACAATTACAACAATTGAAACCTATTAAGGTGAAAGGCAAAGAAAAGCCTTTATATGTATATACATTAATATGAATTTATCTTTAATACTTGGCAGTCTGCTTGTTATTTCAGTTGCAGGTTCAGCTTGGTATATAGATTATCAATCAGACCAAATAACAACACTCAAAGGCAATCAACTTGTTCTTACGTCTAAAATACAAGAACAAAATGAATCAATAGAAAGACATCTCTTACAAGCAAAAAAACAACAAGAAGAGATGAACAACCTTGCTTTAGAAAATAGACAGGCAATGGAAAAGGTAAACAAGCTAAGAAAAACTTTTGCTAATTTAGACCTAGATGAATCTGCTCTAGCAAACCCAGAGGATATGCAAAGACGTATAAACAGAGGCAGCGAGAGAGTTATGAAAGAACTTGAAAAACTTAGCAACCCAGATAGATTATATGAAGCAAATATTGACGGGTAGTTTGGTTTTATTTCTTGCTAGTTGTTCTATGCTACAGGGAGTCAAGCCTGTATCTGTAAAAACAATATCAGAACGTTCTCCTATATATCATCCGCCTTTGCCTTATCCTATGAGTCTTACAAATGTTGATTGGGAAGTAATGACACCTACAACTATGCAAGAGTATCTTGATAACCTATCTGCAGGAAACGCTCCACCAAGAGCCTTCTATTCTTTATCAGCAAGAGAGTATGAAAATCTATCTATGGATATGGCAGAAATAACAAGATACACAAAAGATATTCTTTCAATTATTAAATATTATAGGTCTCTTGACCAAGAGGAAGAAGATAGTCAGGAAGAATAAATTAGGATAGAATCAGCCAAAACATCTAGGAGAATATATGTTTGATTTAGTAAATTGGTTATTGTTGTTGCCACAAGTGATACCTGTAATTATCACGGCAGCTTCAATTATTACTGCACTAACACCAACACCAAAAGATGACGCTTGGGTCGGAAAGGCATACAAGGCACTTGAGTGGTGTGCTTTAGTCGTAGGAAAGGCGAAAGAAATAGCGCCTGAGCCAGATAAAAAAGAAATCAAGTAATGTCTAAAGCACCTGAGGCTTTTGTTTATCAAGCAAGCCTTGAGAGAGTTATTGACGGTGATACAATTGATGTGACTCTTGATTTGGGCTTCAACGTATTGCTTCACAAGCAAAGAGTGCGTCTAGCGGGTATTGATACTCCTGAGAGCAGAACAAGAAACTTAAAAGAAAAAGCATTAGGTCTTAAAGCAAAAGAGAGGTTGCAAGAACTTTGCAACTATAATATGAAAATAAAGTCTCTTGGGAAAGGCAAGTATGGTCGGATTATAGGCATTCCTTACAATGCTGACGGTATTGATATTTGTAAATTACTTATCAAAGAAGGTCATGCCGTAGAATATTGGGGCGGAACTAAAACGGCTAAAGTTCAAGCAGACGGAACATGGGGGTAGATATGCATATATCAGAAGAAGGTTTATCACTAATAAAAAAATTTGAAGGTTGTCCTACAAGCGGCGGTCTTGCCATTCCTTACTATTGTCCTGCGGGTGTGTTGACGATTGGCTATGGACATACAAGGACAGTTAAAGAGCATGACAAATGGACACTTGACCATGCAAGCTATATTTTGAAAGAAGAAATAGAAGAAGAATATGAGCCTTATATTCATAAACTTGTTTCTGTTCCTTTGGAACAAAATCAATTTGATGCCTTGGTCGCTTGGGTTTTCAACCTCGGACCAACAAATCTGCAAGAGAGTACTTTGCTTAAAGTCTTGAATGAGGGTAAATATAATGAAGTGCCAAACCAAATAAGACGTTGGAACAAGGCTAACGGTCAAGTTCTTGACGGTCTAATAAGACGTAGAGAAGCAGAGGCTTTGATGTTTGCAGGAGAGGATTGGTTCACCGTCTAATGCCTCTATCCAAAAAACAGAATAAAAGATTAGGTGCAATTTTGTCTGTCATGTTTGAAGATGAAACTCCACAAGAACATCTTGAGGAAGTAGTAAAAGAAGGCTTTGTGTCTAAGAAAGGCGAGAACTTTGAACTCACAGATAAAGGTCTTGATGAAAAGAACAGACTATGCACATTGGCAGGTCTTAACATCAAATATAGTTCAGAAAAAAAAGAATAAAAAAAAAGGGGGTTTCCCCCCTCTTCTTATCCGTTGCATTATTTTCAATTCATGGGAGTCTTCAAACTGTAACCCATTTTCATCTCTCAGCTTTTTTAAAGTGGTAAGGCCTCCACGCTAGGTTGTGTTCACTCTTTCCCACCCGCACAACGGTACAGATTTTCCAGTTTCGTTTATTGCCTTTCAACCAACCAACCAACTAACAAAGGCTCAACCTAATTGCAGATACTATACCATGTTTATAAATGTAAACAAGTATTATTTAAAATTATTTCCTTCATACCAACCCACTAAAGAATATCTACTTCCTGATTTGACGGGTTGTATCTTGTGATAAATAAAAGACGGAAAAATTATTATTGTTCCTTTTCTTCTCAATATATGTTGAGCAGGTGTTCCAATATCTTCTGAAAAAACAAAGTCGCCGCCTTCATATTCATTGCTATCAGATAGTTGTACTGATACAGATAATTTTCTTGCAGAACTTCTGTTATCTATTCTCATGTCAAAATGATTGTCATAGTGTCCGCCGTCTTTATATTCTGCGATTTGAAATTCATGCAAATCATTCAAATGAAAGCCAAAACATTCTGCATTCACTTGAACAATATATTTATACAAAAAAGAATTTAGCCATTGTGCCTTTCTACTGCCATATGGGAAACCAACAACATTAGATTTTCTATAGTCTAAATTTTTGGAACTGTCTCCAATTTGTCCTGTTTGGGATTCATCATCTTTGTATGCTCGTATGATTGCATCGCATATATCATTTGGCAGTTCACTATCTAAAACAAGATACCAACTGTTCACTTGATTTTACTTTCTTCTTCAAGCCACAAAGACACTCTTAAGAAGTTTTCTACTAAAGTATGGTCTGCTTGTATATCTTCTAAATCAGATACTAAGAATTCATTTAAAGCCTTATGGTCTACCTTATTAATTTTTTCTAATAATAACTTTGTTTTGAGAAAGACTCGCCTTTGTATATCAACAATATCTTCACCATACATATCACTTTCCATTTTCTTCTCTCCTTTTTTTTCTTGCCTCTGCACCTTTGGTCTTTATTGACCACAACTTAATAGTCCTGCGTTTAAGTTGTCTTTTGCTTTCCATGTGAAAGTGTTCATCAGGATTCTTTTTTTGCCATGATTTATATGCTTCTTTTAAGTCCATTATTTTCTCCCTATTTGTTTATGTAAAATTTTTCCCACCGATGCCAAACTTCCCTGCCAAGATAGTAAGGCAAAAATACTATATAAAATGCAAATACAACTATCACAAATAATATACCCATCAAAGTGAAAGCTATAATATCTCTAGTTCTTTTGAACCATTCACTATATTTTTGCAATGGTCGTTGTTCATTTATCGGTCTGCCCCATTCATCATGGGGTTCATTTGGTTCAAACATTATTCACCCCTTTGATAAAAGAAACCTTGTAAAGCTAGTTCTGCTCTCCTGCCTATGTCTTGCCTATCATTTTCCCACCTTGATATTACTGACCTATTAGCTTCCCCTTTTGTCATATATCCTAGTGCCGTTGCAAGTTCAGCTTGTGATACTCCATGCTTTATTCTTAATTGTTTTAGTTCTTCACCTGTCATTATTTCCACCATTTGGGTTTATCAACACCTTTATTCCATGCGGCATAGTGTTTTTCGTTAATCATGTAATCACGATAAGCCGCAATGTGATTATACTTTCTCTTATATTTGTCAGGCATAGCCTGAGCAAAACTCGTCATTTCTCCTTCCTGTATGTTCATGGGAAAGCGCAATAGACCTTCCTGCAAATCTCCCCATGATTTGTGGTTATGTCCATATCGTAATTTAAACTGTGAGCATAATTCAACCCAATGCAGCAAAAGCCACCTGTAATTTTCATGAGTGGTTCTTGCCCATATTGTGCAAGGGTGATTCACAAAAGCAGGCTTGTAAAGATTGTAAGCATCACAATACTGCTTAGGCGATAATAGCCTATGTGCGGTACATAACATTTGTGCGCTTTCTAGTGGCATCTTGCAAATTAATTTATCAGGCAAGTCTTTAGCTGCCAAATCAGGTTCCAATCTTACTGCAAATATATTCATGCTTTCACCTCATAATCTTTTTGTACTACACCGTGTTCTTTTTTACCTCTAAAGTGTGCCTTCACAAATGTATGATTGCCATTAGCCAATCTGCGCAAATGCTTTCGCACACTATGAAATTTTGTACCCTCTGACCTGCCGCTAGCGTTTGTGCAATTACCGCCCCCCTCGCTGCCGTAAAGGTCTATTTTAAGCGTTTTATGTTCCCATGTAGGCTTAGACCTTAGTTCTGAATGTTTGTACCTGCTGCGGCTTGTAATGGTTTGTGGCTTGACACCTTTTACTTCTGTTGTTTTTGTTATCTGTGGAAAGCACAACATCAACATGAAAGTAGATATACAACTTGCTATTGATGATGCCCAATTGTTCAAAGATTGGTTTGTGTAAAGTTTGTCTCTTGAAGAAAAATCCATTCCTTCTGCAAAGTAATTCTTTTTTTCATTCTCCTCAATTTCAAACTTATATGATGCATCTTCATAATAATCCATCATGTAAATATTTGGGTCAAACAAAAAGTAATCTCCATACTGTTTGTCTTTCATATAAGGTATCATCAAACAATCATAAGCTGAATGCACATCATTACCTTTCTCAACACGGTCTTTTTTATACTCAGCTTTTTCTTCATCTGACCACCCCCACATAATATCTTTTACAAGAATCGTCAAGCAGGCATAATCATCCTCAAACTGTAATAAAGTATGTTCATACGGCAAACAAAAAACTATCTCATGCGCAAGCTTATCAGCTTCTTCTTCAGTCAGACTATTGCCTCTCAAGTCAACATGAAACTTGGCGCAATTTTGTATGTGTCTAGATAGGTATTGAAAGTGTGTTTTTATTGTAACCAAGTCAATGTCAGGCGGCTCAAAGTGATCAGGCATCCGCCAATGTTTTTTGAACATTGCATCTGTTTTGAAAATATCATTTGCATCAAACAATTTGTAAGTATGCAAAATTTTCTCAAGTACTAATTTATTCATATCAATTTATCTCCATGTAATTTATAACAACATAATATATTTAATATTTATATATGTAAACATTTAATGAAACTTTCTTTTATCACGACCATACTTGATTGCATCATGTAAAACTTCCCAATCTTCTTTTGACAAAATCTCTTTTACTTCTTGAATTTTTTTGTCTGCTAATTCACAGTCATACTTGATACTAAATTCAGCTAGCACGTCAAACATGATTTGAATATCATTCACTAAAATCACCATAATCTTTCTCGTAATAATAGATTGCCATGTCTTGCATATTTTCTTCTGACATGCCGCCTCTTGAAATTATCTTTTGTAAGAAGTGTATTACTGAAACCACAATTGGTTTCTGCTCATGATTAACCCAAACATAATCAAGGCATTCATGGAACAAATCTTCTCTTTCTCTAAGCTGCCAAAGGTCGCGAACCATTGGTTCTATTTCTGCTTTGCTATTCATCAATTCCATTCCTCCTGCAAAAATCAATGGCGGCACTTAGCACATCTTCATTGAAGCTTGCGGTAGTCTTGACGTGCCATTGCATTTTTCCTTCTGTAATGCCGCCTGTTTTCCAATTGTAAATATTTATCCAATCGCACTCAAAATCATCTTCCTCAGTCCATTCATCAGCGTAGTTGATTTGTAAATACCATTCAGCATTTACTTTTTCTTCGGGGTCTACATCTTGAAAGTTTGGCTCACCAAATGCCTCTTTAAGTTCACGGTATGAATATTCAAATACGTCATAACCACCCATACCGTTCTTTAGGTCAGGCAAGAAACCTTTCTCAACATAGTTGACTTTTTTTACAATACTCATGCGAACACCTTCCCGTTCATAAGGACACAAGCAACCTTGCCTATATCATCTCTTAGCACCCAATATTGCCTTGTGCCTTGTCCGTGTATGGCTGAGTTTTCTTCTATGGGGTATTGATAACCGAAACCGTTATCACGTCTATCATGTTGGTACAGTCTAACTGCATCTGCAAAAGTAAGTTTATTCATATTTTTCTCCTTCAATTAATTACTTACAGGGGATATGCTACCACATTTACAAATATAAACAAGTACTTTTTGTGCTAATTAAAAAGGTAATTCGTCAGAGGTTTTCTTAAGAAGTTCTGACACTACTTCTAAAAGTGATTCTTCTGTTCCATATGCATCAACAAATCTTTTTTTATAAGGGTGTCTGCTAATAGGTTCTTTATCACTTCCCAT